CTCGTTTTAAGCTAATGGTGCACCACCGGAGAGTTTCACTCCGGAGTGTTAGGATGGGGAACTAGCCTACGTTGTAACGATAGGCCTCCATTCATAACCTGACGTCCACTCAACTAAGGTGGACCACGTAAGTTTCGGTATTCCCAGGTATCCCCGTCGGGGCTCGCGCCCTTTTGAGGAAATTCCTTCGAAGCCGACCCAGCCAGGGTCGTCTCTACCGTCTATTGCGTGCAGGATCGCTAGCTCGATGCCGAAGCACCGTCTGTCCACTTCAACGGATTTCATGTGGACGTGCCGGACCCTGTAGCCCTCCCAACCCGGGCCATTGCCCGAGAACAACTTTTCGTAACCATCAGCAACCGGCTTGGAGCGTTTAAGCCCCTCACTTTCGCTGACAATCACGCCAGTGTCCCCGAAAACAGCCGGTACGCGGCATTGATCCCATGGATAAGGGACCTTACCAAGTTGCTGCAACCAAAGGCGTTTAAACCTCTGATCACACCCGACGCCCCCAGCTCTCCGATTTGCCCAAATCCGCAAGGAATTAAGCATCTGCAAAGAGTACGGGACACCGGGCTGCTCCTTAGACCGACGTAGGAAGAAGGGACGCACATTCTGGCTTTTAAACCAGTCAGTGCCGCAGCTCTCGTAGAAGCTTCCTGCCAGGAAGCTCTTGCGAGTATTCACCTTGAACCCTACGTATTCAAGGCCGTCGATCAGGTCCCGTGCGTACTCTTGTGGCACGATCATATCGTCGCCATATACTGCGCACACACAGAGATCTTTTGGAGGTACAAAGGTCCTCACCATCGCTAGAAACATTGCTGTCTCCAACGGGAAAGTGAAGCCGTTGCCCATCGAGCAGAATTTCTCCAGCTCGACGTCGCGGTAATTGCTACCATCTGGCACGGATGTATACCGGCAACTTGCTAAACTAAGCAAGTGAAACCAGTCATCTTCGGCCACCTCCATCACAGCTGACCAGGACATAAGGTCAGACGCTTGCGATAAGTCCACCGTGGCAAGACGCCACTCATAGGCGAACTCAGCTAACGCCTGGTTCCATTCCTGGCTGCTGATGTCGACGCCAAAGCGCTTCAACCTATCCGCGATGTAGAGTCCGATGCCTAACTGAACGTAAACGTTCAGCGTCGGCTCCGTACACGCACCGCGGTCGGTCGTCGCATCCTTGGGAACTGTGAAGAACTTATTCCCTTT